AAAAGTGGACATGAACACTATACAAAATGTCAGAGACCAATTAAAAATAGAAAAGCCAAGAGTTAACATTAAAGATTTAATAGCGGCCAATCCAAATCAACAACAAGTAACGGCATTGGCAAACGCAATTTTTAGACATGTTGATAACGTAGCAGGCTTTGTGAATGCTGTAATGAAAAAAGACGAAGGAGCCGCGAAGTTAGAGCATACGAAATTAGCATTTTCAAATTATCAAAACATGACAAGACAGGGCGATGACACGTTCGTAGGTATTATATTCATGAGCGGGGCAAAAAAATGGTCTAACGTTGTGTCAAACTTAGACGAGTTGGTACAGAATGTTGCGATAGGAACCATCTACGTCGCATCTCCCGACCAGGCTGATTTATTTCCGCAGACAACTTACAAGTTCTAAATACATTTATAAACTCTTTAAACACCAATAAGTATTTGTATGATAGACACACAGGGGAAGTTGCTTGTCGCACCACCAAACATGCCGGACTGGAGATTTCAGAAATCTGTTATCTACATGTGGAAACACGATGTATCTGGCGCCGCCGGTGTTATAATAAACAAAATTTGCAAACACCCTGACTTCAAACACGTTTGTATGGAGGGCGGAATCAAACTGATGCAGGGTTACAACAACGCTTGTTACTATGGTGGACCAATACTGACTAACATCATCGGTGTGCTACACACCAAAGACATACAATTAGGCAGTAGCCAATCTCAGAAGAAAGACAAAATTGCATACACCCTTGATCGCAAGATGCTGGAAATGATTGCACAGGGCAACGGCCCTCGAAGAAAATTAATCATGCTTGGCATGGCAAATTGGGAGCAAGGACAGTTAGAGGCAGAACTAGATCCACAACCTCCGAGACCCAAGACAATGAGTTGGCTCACACTTGACTATGATGAGGACATGGTATTTTCAAGCAAACCCGATGACCTTTGGGAAGCCTGTGTAAACAAGGCAGTCACCAACAAAACGCAAGAAATTACAAGTAAAATTTTTAAAGACCAGTAGGGTCGCAGGTGCTGATCACCATGTACCAGAGTTCGTCGTAGTCCCAATCAAAGTTGTGTACCTTTTTTAAGTAATTCTTTTGTATTGGCCATACATCACGTTCCATTTCTTTTGTGCAATTGAATTGCATCTTATTCATATCCTGCAAATAGTGTAATATCTCATGCACTAGAACTCCATTATCCCATGGTTTTCGCCTGTCCCAAGTATCCGGCAGGTAGATTGTGTCTGTGTCTTTATCGTATAGACCGTGCAGTGTGTTACCATCATGCGGCAGGTCTTTGTAGTACATGTGGTTTAGTTGCTCTTGTGGGAGGAATATAACCTGTGGCACGTCGTGGTTTGTGTTGAAGTACGTATTGGCTCCTATCCATATCATTAGTGCTGTAAGTATTTCTTGCATCAGAACTATTTAATTTTTTATTAGACACTAAAATGCACACCAAGACCATAATGTACGCACAGATTAAATCTACGCCTATTATTAAATATCAATGAGCGAGGTTAACGTACGAAATGGCAGGTCCATCTACATCTATAGAAGTATCCATCCAACAACTGCTTGACGGCAGATTGATTCGTGACGGTGCTGACCTATCCATAACTTCCACAAACCTATCGGGCGAAAAAGAAACGGTTCTGCTCAAAGACTACTTTCTGACTTCACCTGACCTCGCGACGACAACCGGTATCCTCAAAAGCAACATAGTTAACCTCTTGGCCATCGGCCAGCCTCTTGACCACGGCATGTTAGCATTTGAGGATCCACAAGCGATAGGTAAGATAACGACAGCCGACGGTGCTGTAAGTGTGCAACGTATGGATCAATCGATCCAGTTGAACGAGGGTGACTTCATATATCTCAATGATATAGTCTCATCCAACACTAGTGCCGTTGGTATCGCTTTCGCTGACCAAACAACAATGTCTGTTGATCCAAACAGCACAATGGTCATAGATGATTTTGTATACGATCCTGAGAATCCCACAACAGGATCAATGAACGCAAACGTGTTGGAAGGTAACTTCTCTTTCGTTTCAGGACAGATTGCCAAAGTAGGCAATGACGCTATGAAAGTAACCACACCTGTATTAACAATAGGTGTCAGGGGTACACAGGTTGCGGGTAAGGCCAACACAGAAGGTGAAGACAACGAGATAGTACTACTGCCCAACGAAGACGGCACTGTGGGACAGATAATGATTAAGAACGAATCAGGTGAAGTGCTGTTGACAAAAGCCTATGAGGCAACCATAATAACAGACCCATACACTGTGCCAACTGTTCCTGTGATATTACAGAAAACAGAAGTGCTTAAAAAGTTTGCAACCACGATCGCAACGACTAGGAAAACAGAAAAGATTGCCAAGGTAGAAAGAGAAACCGAAGAAGCAGTCAAACAAAAAGAAGAAGCAGAAGAAGAGAAGGAAGAGTTGGAAGAAGAGAAAGAAAAACTCGAGGAAGAAGCGGAAGAACTGGAAGAAGAGAAAGAGGAACTGGAAGAAAAGGTCGAGGAACTCGAGGAAGAGAAAGAGGAAGTGGCAGAAGAGAAAGAAGAGATCGAAGAGAAACTTGAAGAAGTTTTCGAGGAAAAAGAAGAGATCGAAGAGAAGAAAGAAGCAGTAGCGGAGGAGATAGAAGAACTAGAAGAGAAACTGGAAGAAGTGCCTGTTGCGGAAAAAGAAAAGATAGAGCAAGAACTACAGAAGTTGGAAGAAGAATTTGAGGAGATCGAGGAAGAAGCACAGGAGATCGAGAAAGAGATCGAAGTGGTAGCCAAAGAGAAGGTTGAAGTAGAGAAAAAAGTAAGAGAGATTGAAAAAGAATTTGAACAGGTACAGGAAGATTTCACAGAAATAGAACAGAACATAGAAGTAATTGAGAAAGAAGTATTACAGGTAATAGAAAAAGAACAAGTGATCGAGCAAGAGATCAAGTTTGTTGAAGAAAAATTCGATGCCATTGTAGAAGAATTTGAAGTGTTCCAAAAGGAATTTGTACAGGAGTTCGAGGACTTCATTCCAGAAGAAGAGATACAACAGTTCATCGAAGAAGCACCGATAGAACTTATTGAGGAATTCCAAGAGAACATTATAGAAAAATTAGAAGAAGAAAAAATTAATGTGCAGGAAAATGAGAACGAAGTGGCAAAGGACGAGGATCCATTTGCTGAAGAGAACGTTGAGAAGAAACTGGACGAACTGGATGAGAAGCAGGAAGAACTCATAGAGAAGGCCGACGAACTGATGGAGAAGGACATGCAACTCCAAGAGGAAGCAAAACAACTGGAAGAGGAGGCCAAAGCACTTGAAGAAGAAGCACAGCAGTTGGAGAAGGAAGCGGAAGAGGCCTACAGGAACAACGATGAAGAAGCCATAGCAGAGATAGAACAGAAGTTTGAAGAACTGGACGAGGAGTTCAAACAGATAGACGACAGTTTCCAAGAGATCGATGAGCAGTACCAAGAGATCAACGAAGACTTCGATCAACTAAATGAAGAATTTATATCAATAGATGAGGAGTTCCAAGAAGTGTTCCAGACCAACGAGAGCATGCCTATCAGGATACCGGAAGACGGACCCATGTATAACGAGGACAATGATGTGTTTGACGTACCTGAAGATGAACAAGTTGAAGTCAACGTTGAGGAATTCATACAGGAAGAAAAACAAAAAGTTATAGAAAACAATGTGTTTGCAGAAGAGGCCGACAATTTCTTCCAGAGCGACGAGATGCAGGATGTAGAAGTCGATGAAAACGTGAAGGACATGTTCATAATCAACACTTCGCAGATAGATGAATTTATAACAGGTCCTAATATTGATTCTGCCGACGACTACTATGCACAGGAAGACGAGATGGACGACTTCTTCTATGTGGTAGACAACAACGAAGAACTATACAACACTGCACTGGAGGCTGATGACTGGTTCGATCAATTCATAGCAGACCTGGCAGAAGAGCAGAACATCAACGTGGCCCCATGGTTGGACATGCCAAATGACACAACTGTGTCTGAGAGCCTGTCGACAAACAGCACACTGGGTTACGTGTATGCCTCAGACGCCAACGGCGACCAATTGACATACAGCATCTTGAGTGATGCATCAGGCAAGATAGCGATAGACGGCAACAGGTTGTATCTGAATTCTGCATTCGATGATGTCTCTGCCAACACAAATTATTCCGTGCTTCTGAAAGTAACAGATCCATATGGCGCATCGGATGTTGACGAATGGATAGTGACCGTGTCGGCGGACCAGGTTTTATCAACACAACTCTCCAAAAGCGTTACCTATGGTGACATAGCCACATGGGGAGCCAAGTTCTCAGAAGACACAGTGCAGGATAACCTCTGGGCGAATAAGACAGCACTTGTGATATCAAACGCAGACTATGGTAACCTACGTACCAATGTTGTGGATTTATTGGAAGCGGAGGGATTGACAGTGACCACGTCAACAAACCAAAATTCCATTGACACTTGGGCAGAAGTCAACTCATATTCACAGATATGGAACCTCAACTGGGCGGATCATTCCAACTCGGGATCACCGGGTGCATACTCAACCAACGTTAAAAATGCCTACGAGGACTACCTGCAGGCAGGTGGTTCGTTGTACCTGGGTGGTGAATTGAACGGATCTATCTACAACGTGATCAACAACAGTGTTGTCTCAGCAGTGCAACAGGTTGGTGGAGACATGTCCTATGGAAGCACAACGACATCAGCAGTGGATTTGAATGCCGCGTACAGGGTTGGTCCAATTACAAGTAGCACATCTGGCAAGATAACTCCGTCGGCGGCTGTGATCAGCACTTCAGATGGATCATACATGACCAGCAACAACATTTCCGCAGAATGGGGGCCTGATGTGTTGAACAACAACATACAGGGTACAGTCATGGCACACATGGACTTCAACTATGCCATGGGTACTGGTTGGGTTTCTTCCAGCCAGAGATGGTCTGATATGGTTTCAACATATTCAAACTGGCTACAACAGGAATCTGAGAACAACGCCGCCATAGCCACAGTTGACAGCGAGGTACTGCCGATATTCCGTTCAGTAGGTTGGGGTGCAGGAGTTTCGGTCGAGACCGTCACTTCCGGCCAGACAATGCTGGAAGTGGATGCATTCCACCTGGGCGACAACGTGTACATCGGTGGTGGTTACGGCCACATCGACTGGGCATGGGACGATTCCGAGGACACTGCCTACTGGGCCTTCAACGCTGACATGGACGGTGCGCCTGCGGAAGATGATGACCACTACGGTGTGATAGGCTATGACCGCGACGGCGACGGTGATCTTTGGGAGACCACAGACACATTTGACCTGGACAAGATCTACATAGTGGATGACTCAGAGGACTACATGGCACAGGATTCTGATGCACACGGACCTTTGAGTTTCTATGTTTCACCGGTCACATACAGCGGCGGCAGTTGGACGGTGGAAACCGATAACGCGGTCCATGTCCACACAACAGATTACAATCAATATCTTGACCTCAGTTCAAACACAGATTTTGATGACATCAACTACGCACTGATCCAGTGTGAGTCAGCACTGATATCAGAAGTGGTGGTCACAGCATAATGGTAAATATGGGTATAAAATGAAGAAACTCGTACATTACATTTTGATCGGAATAATGCTCAACTGGAACGTGGCCGTGTTCGCGGAAACGGACCAAGGCTGTGCAAATTGGGAAATTGTTGAAGAGACAGACAAGTACATCCAAGAAACCTGTGCTGACGACGGAACAATGCAGGCAAGGATCAGGAGCAAACCAGTCGAGGGCATGAACATTATAGTTGTTGAGTCTACAGAGAAGAAAGAAAATCCCATAAAGAAATTCAAGGACAAGGTCGAGGAGGCTCCCAAGGCCACTGCCAAGGTAGAGAAACTTGAGAAGATAGAGCAGGAAGTCATAGTCACAGAGAAGAAAGTAAAAGAATTAAAAGAAGAAAAGGATGTTGTTCAAAAAGTAGAAGAACACGTGGAGAATAAAAAACTAGCGGAGACTCCGATAGAAGAAACACAGAAACCCATCATAAAAGAAGAGATTGCTAAAGTAGAAGAGGATAAAAAATCTGATGAGAAACTGGTTGAAGAAGCAACTGAAAAAGAATGGGCCGATGTTGACACAGAACAAAAAATTACCTGGATGCAGTTCCATGAATTGCTACCTAGATTGATTGTTGAAAATGAAAAGATAAAAGCGGCGGAACTTGATTACGAGGCCGCAGTCGAATCGCTTAAATCGGAATACACAGCATACTACCCACAGGTAACAATATCAGTTGGCAACAACTGGGAAGATGACAGAACTCCTGCAAAGGGAACATATCCCAATAACACGATAACACATGACTCCAAACAGGGCATACAAAAAAGTATAACCATCACACAGATGATCTGGGACGCAGGTAGAACCAACGCAATGATTGACAAGGCCAAAGCGGCGGCTCAGCAGGCACACTACAGGTTAGAACTTGTGAAAGAGGATGTTGTGATCGAGGCAATCAACGCATGGTTGAATTTACAGAAGGCATACAACACACATGAAGCAAATAAAAAAGTAGAAGCCAACGCCAAGATTACACTTGCAATGACCATAGAGAAAGTCAAAAAAGGTGAAGGATCTAAACTAGAGCAACTGCAAATTGAACAACAGTACAGAACGTATCAAACACTATCAATGACAAGCAGACTAGGTCTTGATTCGGCCATACAAAGATTTCAAAATGTCTGGAGATGGAAACCACACAACATCGCAGAGATGCCTGCGCCTTTGGCAGATGCATTGGGTATTATACCTATGCAGGGCACCGCGGTAACAAACAACACAACATTACGTATTGCCAGCATGGACATCACAATAGCACAGGAGCAGTTAAATTTTGACCGTGCTGAATTCAAACCAAGGATAGACGGCAAACTTTCGTATACTGAAAAAGACGGAGAACTGGCAGGAGGTTATGACACTGACGAATCTCAAAAAGAAGAGTGGAGGGCAGATGTAACAATGACTTGGAAAGTATTCAACTTCAAGAACAGGCATATGACCAACGCAGACAGATCTAGATTGAATGCGGCAAACTTTAGATACCAAGACACATTGAGAACTATACAGGAACAGTTTGACAATGCATGGAACAACTACGTGTTGGTCGAAAAGAATCTTGAGACACTAAAACGCACAGTCGAAATAAACGACGAGATGTACAAACTCACACTGGCTGACTTCCAAGCAGGAAACTCACCTATAATGGCGGTGTTTGGTATGAAGACAGCACACATCATGAGTGAAGTTGCATACCAGAACGCACAGATTGACCTACAGATAGCAAGGTACCAATTGCACAAGGTACTTGGTCTTGTAGATCCTATCATTAAGTAATCTAAATAATTAAATACACACATAATGAAAAGTCTTATCCGACATCTATCCAAAGAACCTGGCACAGCGTCAATGCTGTTTACCAGCAGTTTCATAATTGGTATTTGTGCATTGGCTCCGGCATTATTCGTGATAATTGTGTTGAACAAGTATCTCACATCGGGAATCACAGCAACATTGGTCAGCCTGTCAATAGGAGCAGTGTTGGCGATAGCATTCGAGTTCACTTTCAGACAGAACAGGGGCAAGATGATGACTGCTTTCAATCAACGTGTGTATGATCCACTGTTAAAAACATTCGGAGAAAAATTCAGGAAAGCAGGACCACTCACAGCACAGCAGTATAAAAAGTTGGATGGTGCAGGCACAATGATAAAAAATATGAGGACATCTTCGATGACCAGTTGGATATTGGACTGGCCCTTTGTGTTGCTGTTTTTGGTTGTGTTGCTTTACATTAATTGGGCCGCATCAATAATAACAGCAATATTCATGATCGTGATGTACAATCTTATCACATGGAAAAGGAACGTGTCCATGTCACAGGACACACAGAGCAACATCGAAATATTTTTAAATGGCCTACAGACAATAGTGATCATGTCAGTTGGTGCCATGATGATAGTAGCAGGCACACTGGACATTGGACTGCTGATTGGTTCAAACATATTGGCGGCAAGGGCATTACAGGGAACCAGCAAGTATGCAAAGGCAACAGAATTTTTGAAACAACGTGACCAAGCAGTGGGAGAAATAATAAATTATGTCAAAAGCAAGTAGCAGATTCTTTTTTGCAATAACAACATTGTTTGTGATATGCTTCGTGTGGATGTCGTTGGCAAAAGTCGACATAACGACACAGGCAGTCGGCATCGTTGTGCCTGAGAAAAATATTACGAAACTGGGTACAATGGTAACAGGTGAGATAGTTGCTGTAAATTACAAGCAAGGTGATGTTGTCAAAAAAGGTGATGTGATTATAACAATCAATCCCGGAGTAGGTTACGAGCCTAGAAACATTATTGCTAACATTGATGGCAGGATACAGGAACTCACTTATAGGAATCCCGGGTCCGTGGTTAAACAGGGCGACGGACTTGCTATACTTGTTCCATTGGATCAGAAACTTATAGTGAATGGAAGACTGTTGGTCAAAGATAGAGGTTATGTAACAGTTGGCATGGAAGCAAAAATAAGACTTGCAAATCAGGATCAACTAAAATTTGATTCGATCAATGCAAAAATAATATCTATATCTCCAGATGCTGTGCAGTCTGACAGTGCCGCATGGTATGACATAGAATTAGAAATAGAAAAAGAATTTTTCACAAGTGGTGAAACCACGTACAATCTTGTGCCTGGTATTCATGTGTATGTGTTTATATTAACAGGTGAGAGGACCGTGTTGAGTTACATCACAACACCTTTCCACAATGGCGTTGGACAGGCCCTACAGGAGAGATAATGTTGAGTTGGTTCTTGATAGGAATATTGGTTGGACTGTTTATCAGATGCACAGCCAGACCTCACAAATCTGTTGAAGACAAATTTAAAGATCCATGGAACTGGACAGGATTCGGAGGCGGATGAGCGATAAAAAATTAACAATTAGAGAAAGATGGCGTAAGGCCTGCACCGCAGACAACATAGTAGACTTCAGTGTGGACGTGTTTCTTATCGTATTTGACGTGTTAAGTTCACCTATATTGATTGTGATGAGAGTGATACGTTGGTTACTTGCCAAATTCGTAAACCAACACGTGAAAAGTTTTATAAAAAGAATAGTGCATTGGTTCTTGGACAATAGGAAAATTAGATTAGAAAAAGGACAGAACATATTCCGTTACTACTGGTACCTGTGGCTGTTAAGTCCGTTTATTGTTTTTGCATTATGGATGATCACTGCATTTATTATAGGATTTAGACAAGGAGCAGGACTGTAATGAAAATATTCACAAGCATTTGGGCAGTCATTGTTTTTGCTATGGTGTTGACGGGCATAAGAATAGACAACAGTGACACTGTAAAAACTTTAAGATATAAGACCTGGGACAAGTTTCAAACAATACAACCCAGGGAAACTTTAAGCGATTCGGTCTCTGTAATCAGCATCACAGAAGATGATCTAAAACGATACGGACAGTGGCCATGGCCTAGGCATGTCATGGCAATGCTACACGCCAAGATAGCAGATGCAGGAGCGATACTTGTAAACTATAATATTCTTTTTGCAGAGCCTGATAGAATGAGCGGCGTAGAGTATTTGAAATCAATGCCTATGACAAACGACTTGCGAGAACAACTGGGACAGGTGTTGTTGGACACGGATGCTGTATTCTCCGTAGTGTTAAAAGAATCAAAAAGAGCGGTGCTGATGATGAGTGTTAAAAATACTAAGGACAAAAATTTACCCAGCACCACACAGATAATAGAAAAAGGCAACGTTAAGCCTTGGTTGTACGAGTACGGTGGAATAGTGTCTCCACACGCAAAAGTTTCAGCAGGGGCAACAGGCATGGGAGTTAATGTCACATCTCCAGAACCAGATGCGGTTGTGAGGAAGATGCCTGTGCTGATACGGATAAATGGAAAAATTTATCCCAGCATGATACTAGAAAATGTAAGACTGCTTAACGGCTCCAAAAGGATCAAGGTGATAGCAAAGGAACATGGCATAGACGAAGTGCTTGTAAGCAAGAAGGCGGGCATACCTGTAAACCACAACGCAGAGATGTATATCAACTATGCTGATCCTAAGATGTACGTGAATATGTCAGCAACAGACATCCTCACAGACAACTTCAATGAGAATAAGATTAAAGACAGAATAGTTGTTGTTGGATTGGATGCCGCAGGATTGAGTGTGCTAAAATATACACCACATGGACTGACAACAGACCAGAACATTACTGCTCAAGCATTAGATACATTATTGACCGGCAAGTATCTTGTGAGGACACCACAGGCAGACACATACGAAATTGTGTTCCTAGCACTATTATTATTGCTCTTAATTTTAGTACTGCCTAGAACAAGTGTCTTGTTGGCTGTGCCTCTTTTACTATTTGTGGAAGTGGGTGTTGCCTACGGAGCATTCATGGCATACGCAAACAAGGGATTTCTTGTTGATCCATCTTGGATCATGCTGTCTGTGTTTTTGATTTGGTCGCACAGCACATACAATAATTTTGCAACACAGAGCAGATTAAGGAAGCAAATCAAAAAACAATTCGAACACTATCTTGATCCTGGCATGGTTAAGAAATTGCAGAAGGATCCATCATTGTTAAAACTTGGTGGCGAAACAAGAAACATGACTTTTTTGTTCTGTGACATCAGAGGCTTCACACCTATCAGTGAGAAGTACAAAGGTAACCCGGCCGGGCTCACAAAACTTATAAATCGTTTCTTAACGAAAATGACAGATGTTATAATCAAAAATGGCGGAACCATAGACAAGTTTATGGGAGACTGCATCATGGCATTCTGGAATGCTCCTTTGGAAGATACACAGCACGAAGATCATGCCATTCAAGCGGCAATTGAAATGCAAGAAGAATTATTAAAACTCAATACACAATTAGCCGCAGAAGCACTGCCGCAGATCAAAATAGGTATCGGTATAAACACAGGAAACGCCCTTGTGGGGAACATGGGTTCGGAACAGCGATTCGACTACTCTGTAATAGGAGACCCAGTCAATTTGGCATCAAGATTGGAAAGTAGCAGTAAGACATTAGGGCACACTGTGATTGTTGGCGAAGAAACAGTGAATGCCGCAAGGCACAGTTATAATTTTGACTACGTAGATACAATTCAGGTAAAAGGGAAATCAGAGATGATAAAGGTGTTTACGATACCTAGTTAAATACCCTTACAATGAGTTTTTGGACATTAGTTGCTGATCTGGGATTGCCGATAGCGGCCACAGCCGGTATGGGTGTGTTTATACTATTCATAATAAAATATATTCTAAACGGTATTGTCGGTTCCATCAAATTTATCGAGAGCGTGATTACGCAATTGGATAACAGAGTGAAAACAATGAACAACGATATCATCAAGATAGATCAAGAAGTATCTGAACAATTGGGCATACCAATAGACACAGACAGAGTGGCCCGTGCTGACGGCAAAACTGATGCGAGGAAAGACTAATGGATATCGTTACTATGATAAACGATTACGGTTTCCCCACAGTGGCGGTATTTTTCCTTGCATATTTTATCTATTTTTTGTGGAAATTTATAACCACAGAAATAACGCCTAAATTGGCTTCAACATCAAAGACATTGATTGCTCTCATAGACAGAATACGTATGTTAGACAATGACCTAATCAGGTTACGAACTAAAGTGCGTACTTTCCGACAACAAAAAAAGTAGTAAGTACTTTTAGGTCAGGAGAGCAAATGAAATTTTTCATGGTTATAATTTTTTGTATGGGTGCGGACTTTTGTGAAGCAATCTATGAACAAACACCGTATGACAGCAGACAAATCTGTCAACAAGAAGCGGCCACAGTAAGGAACTACATGATAGATGCATTTCCTGAAAGTAGTGGAGAAATTCATTGTATGAGCCAAGAAGAATTGGCGGACTACAATCGTTTCTTAGAAAACGGTGGAAAGCCATCCATAAATCCACCTAGTCCAACATCTGGCGCCTAATTGACATTACCAAACTTTTAGTGTATAGTTGCGTATGATCCACGCAATGATAGATTTAGAAACATTAAGCACAAATCCAAACGCGGTCATTCTTACGCTTGGTGCTGTGAAATTTGACCCATATACAGTGATGAAACCGTACGATGACTTATACTTTAGGGTAGATGTGGATAGTCAGACAGAAATGGGCAGAGATGTCATGCAAGACACATTAGACTGGTGGGGCAAACAACCAAAAGAAATATCCGAAGAAGCATTAAGTGATGACGACAGATTACCTCTCAACGACATGGTCAAAGCCATTAACAAATGGAGTGTTGGCGTTGATGTGTTTTGGTGCCAAGGCCCGCTATTCGACTATGCAATCTTACAGGACATTTACACACAGTTGGGACATCCACAACCATGGCAGTATTGGCAAATACGTGATTCAAGAACACTGTTCAGTTTGGTGCCACGCGACAATGAAAAAAGGGAAGGCCATCACAATGCATTACAGGATTGTATTTTCCAAGCAAAAAAGGTACAAAAAATTTACAAACAATTAGGAATAGTAAGTCAAAGTAAATATTAATATGTATAAACCACTACCAGACGGATTAACTATCAAACAATCTGACGTGCAAGGCTTAGGAGTTTTCGCAACACGAGATTTTGATGCCGACATCATTTTAGGCATCGCCCATATAGATAACAAAAACTTTCCACACGGCTTTATAAGAACAGCCTTGGGAGCATTTTATAATCATTCAGAGGATCCTAATTGCAAAAATGTTAAAGGATTCTGGCATCAATTGCCTGTGAAATATCTTATGACCACAAGATCGATTAAAGCAGGTGAAGAACTGACAGCAAAATACACTTTATATAAAGACTTCGATAACAATGGAAACTAAATGGTACAACATCGAGGATCTTTATACCGTAAAAGGCTTTTCAATAAAACACAATAAAAATCCAAAAACAAAATGGATTCGTTTGCCTTGTGTCTATAAGATTAAAATAAAAAGCAAAATTGTTCACGTGGGCAGATCCGACACTTGTAAGAAACACGGTGGGGCAGAGAAAGTAAGAAAGGCCTTGGTAAATTTGCTTGGTGTATTAGACTACAATAAATCTGTGCCCAAAGCCAAATATTGGGAAAAAATTCAGTTGCAACATAAACCTAATTCAAGTAATATTAAGATAGGAATAATAAAAACAAATGCCATCAACAAAACCTATCTACAAGAAGCCATTTGAAAAGACAGAACGCTACGAAGAGTCAACATGGCTTGGAAATGACACTCCATTTTATGAGACTGAATACACAGGTGTATTCAACGACAAGTATCCTTGCATAGAAGGACATACATTATTCATTCCAAAAAAGAACACTCCAGAATTTGTAGGGAAGTCATATGGATTAGCATACGAATTTGGAGAGCGATGGATCAAAGAAGGAAAGATGGACGGCTTCAATATTGGCATGAACATGGGCATCTGTGCAGGCCAAACAATAATGTGGCCGCACATTCATTTCATACCAAGGCACAATGGAGATGCAAAACCAGTGGGTGGCATGAGATACGCCCATCCTAACGCTGACCACAGGGATCACTATTAATGCCTAAAAAGAAAAATCCCATTTATACATCACCTGACGGAGGTGAAACAATATATGAACAATTACCAAACGGCGAAAAAATTTTAGTTGAGCAATCGCAAATTGCTAAAGATCGTGAAACTGCATTAGAAGAATTCGAAATGGTAGGTGAGGAGGCCATAATCCTAAGGCGAAAATTTCCCACACTACAGAAGGCCTGGGAACGTTACCAAACGGTATGGAATTTAGTGGTAAAACACGACTAGGCAACACGCGATCCAGATCACTTTTACCATGCGTATACATGCGTCTGTGTGCGTTTAAAAGGCATTAAATATGCATATGACGAAGTACGTAAGCATCATAGGAAACGGTGAATCAAGAAGAGGATTCGACATCACACCATTAAAAAATGTTACCACAATGGTGGGGTGCAACGCTATTTTCAGAGACCATAATTTAGAATATATTGTTGCTTGTGATAGGCATATGTGCCAGGAGGCGGCCAACACATGTGGTAAAAACACAACCATATACACAAGAGAGAACTGGTACCAACAATTTGCATATTGGCCAAATGTGAAGTGTGTGCCTGCACTGCCTTACGATGGAGATAAAAGACAGGACGATCCTTTCCATTGGGGCACAGGACAGTTTGCGGCACTGGTTGGAATGAGTTTCAAACCCAAGGCAATTTTTTTAGTTGGAATGGATCTTTATGGCATAGGTGAACACAAAGGGCCAGAAGGCGTGAATAATATCTACAAAGGAACCCAAGGTTATACCTATATCAAAAGGCCAGTTGATCCTAGATACTGGATATATCAGTTTAATAAATTATTCCAACATTCAGACTGCCGATGGATCATAGTGAACAACGAGGATTGGAAAATGCCCGATGAATGGAAACAAAATAAAAATGTTTTCCAGGACACCTACGAAGGACTGGCGAAATGGATCAACAACCAGATGAATAAAAAAGATGAGTAATATCTGTTCGGCACCATGGCGTGGTTTACACATTCAAACAGACGGAGGCATATCGACTTGTTGTGCAGGCGGATTTAAATTAGGAAACATTAACACCGACACAATAGAATCAGCACTGGCCAGCGATAAACTAAAAAAGATAAGACAAAGCATAATCAATGGAGTCCTACCAGAGGATTATTGCAAATTTTGTATAGATACTAGAAAGAATGAATCTACTCCAGAACAAGACTGGCACAACTCACTGAACAAAGATTTCAGCATCGAAACTGCAAATCAAGAATACCAGTACCCTGTAATTTTTGACGCACGATGGAACAACACATGTAATAGTGCCTGTGTTTATTGCAATCCAATGTTTAGTTCCAAATGGGCATCCATAATGCAATCCAAAGAACCAAAAGTAATACATGACAACAAACAAAAAATTAAAACATTTTTTCTAGATAAAGGATCCAAATTGAAAACAGTTGCCATGGTGGGAGGCGAACCTTTGCTTATGAAGGAAAATGCAGATTTATTAGATGTCATTCCTGATAATGTCTCTGTCGATGTTATTACAAACTTCAGTACAGATGTGACAAAAAGTAAAGTTTTTGAAAAATTGCTTGCCAAAAGAAAAGTACATTGGCATTTTAGTATGGAGAACGTTGGTCAAAGATATGAGTACGTGCGGCAAGAATCAAACTGGCAGAGGCTATTGAATAATCTTAAAATACTGGGCAGTGAGGTCAGGAATCCACCTGAAAAGAATGATCACGAAATACAATTACACAGTCTATATCATCTTTTCAACGGTACAAGATTGTGCGAATTCAAAGAATTTTCCGCAGAGGCTTTGTCTTTTTTCCCTCACAAATTAAAAGGATATCCAGGTAAAAATATAGACATTGTATGGCAGAATTTTCAAGAGCCGTCCGAAATTTGTCTAGACCATTATGGTAAGGATGTGCTTGATGGATGCATTGTAGAACTAGAAAAATATCTTAAAAAGGATGTCAAGCCACATGAAATAAACTTTTTTGAAGAAAAGATTACAAGATTTAAAACTATATCAACAAACACGTCTGATGAGACAAAAACAAAGTTGAAAAATTTTATAAAAAGGCACGAAAATTTTTTTCAAACACAAGGAAAATTTAAGCAACTATGGCCTGAGTTTTCGTTCATGCTTGATTGACAAATATACAAAATAGTCTATAATACAAGTATGACTAAACCAATGGTAGACCATCTGATGGTACAACAACAGATAAAGGCTCCATATAAAAAATGGAAGCACATGGTTGGAGTGATATGCCTTAACCAGACATATAGAAAACAGGTAAAGTCTATTCTGCCAAAATTGTTTAAAAGATATCCAAACCCTGTTGCTTTTATCAGGGGAAGACAGAAAACACAAGAAAACTTACTTAAACCTTTAGGCATGTGGAAAGTTAGAGCAAAAAGATTGCGGAACATGAGTGTTGACTATTTGAGTTGGGACGGCAAGGATGCCGCAGATCTACACGGCATTGGCAAGTACGGGTCAGACAGTTACCAAATATTTTTCCTGAACAACATTCCTCCCAACGTACAGGACAAAGAATTGAGAAAATACATTGACAATCTTGTAGGATAGTTTATAATAAGGTATGTTTGAAAATATAAAAGATGGAGATCTAGTAACTCTGAAATTGGCTTCGGGAGAAGAAGTTATTGCAAAATATAAAAGCGGCGCAGACTCGTACATTAGTATCGAGAAAGCACTTGTCTTGATGCAAGGGCCACAAGGCCTTGCATTTGGTACATTTTTCTCCACTGCTGAACAAGACAAACCTATTAATATCGCAAAAGACAAGATCACATCTATTGCCTACATTAATGCTAAAATCAGGCAAGAGTATGACAGGGTTTTTAGCAAGATAGAAGTTCCGAAAAAACCTGGAATCATAACATAATGACACATTTTAAAAAACACTCAAAGAGTATTACTGCCCTAGTGGACGTAACCGAAGCACTTCTAAACGCGATGGAGAAGCACGGTGTTGACCCTGAGACTGTATCAAAAAGGCCAGAGTTCAGTGTTTTAATACATTTTTTGAAAAGTATTATTGATGGAGAATTAAATATACCCAACGAGCTCACTGACAGAATAAGAAACAGTGCTGAAGAATTAGGCATCGACCTGGAAGACATAAACAAAAGGTTACACTAAAAGTGACAAGAGGACTAAAAGACTTTCATCCCTCTATAAACACTCTGCAAGTCATCAAACTAGGAGAAAAAGATGACTTACTACTCAACTAAAACATACGGACACAACATAGGACTATCTGCGGTGTTCAGACAACCAAACGCAGATCATTCACACTGCCATCTATTGCATGGATACAGTCTTGCCTTCAAATTTACTTTTGGGTGCAACGAACTGGACAACAAGAACTGGGCAGTTGATTTTGGTTCTCTAAAGCCTTTAAAGAAATGGCTGGAGAACAGTTTTGATCATAAAGTTGTCATAGACAGCAATGACCCACACATTGATAAATTTAAAGAACTTGAAGAAATGGATCTTGCAAGTTTAACAATTATGGACGGAGTTGGTGCTGAAATGTTTGCCAAACATGCATTTGATTGTGCAGATAGCATTATCCGAGCAAACACAAATAATAGATGCTATGTTGTAGAAGTGGAGTGCATGGAACACGGAGCAAACAGTGCCATCTACAGAAGAAAATAAAATAATCAAAGAAAAGATTGTTATCCAATATGAGCAAAATAGTGTATCAATAGATATCTATGACACACCCCTCGGAAATAGATTTTTAAATGCTCTTAAAGATAATCTAAAAAGTAAAAGGATATTAGAAAAAAACTTTTGTTTTTTGGGTTGGGCGAGTTCAAAGAGAGATCTATCGCATCTTGTTGGTGAACTAAACAAGAGCATTGAGCAAATTAATTCATTTGATTTCCAACCGACTTATGAAAAGATTCATCCTTTTGTCACGGATGATTTCCAATTCAGTGACAGACTACCTATCGGAAGGGATGATAAAATGATGGGACTACGTCTCAAACACGATGCCTGTAATCTACTACACAGGTATTTTGAGGAACTGCAAGGAACTGCATGGAAGATAAGCGATTTTTACAGGCAGGCCGATCCTGAAACAAAATACGCCATTAGACAACTTAACAACCTGTGCCATGAAATAGAAAGTTGGGTGTTATCCTATCGCAAAACAAAGTACGAACCGGAATGGATCAGGCCATCTCAGATTACAACTTTCCTAAATGCCCCAAGATACAACCTTCACGATGAGGATTTTGAATTATTCAAGCACAACAGATACAAGAGAGAACTAGGTGGTGTGTATTTGCATTGGAGCCAGGTTGGCAAAACACTTTATGAAGTTTTCAGAGATGAACACGCACCAAAGATGACCGATGCATTGTGCAGTGAAATAAATCATCAAAAATATTATTCGGGAGAGTTTGATATAGAATGGGGAAGAACAATATCAGAAGATGACGAATTTAAAAAAGAGGAAATGGACAAATATAGAAATTGGCTAAAGGAAAACAATTTTGACTGGGACGATGGCAAACTTTCTCTAGGGTATATCAAATTAGGTCAGGTTAACATTAAAGAAACATTTGGAGACAAGGACTTTTTAGAAGTATACAAGCAAATGAATAATAACTTAAATATCAAAAAAATCTATACGAATTTAGAAAACGTGTCTTGCGAATATCCATACTCACTAGATAACGAGGGTTGGAAGCAGATACAGATGGAAGGACTAAAGCAGGGATATGAATCACGTAGTTTGTGTTAAATGGGGAAACAAATATCCTGCCAATTATGTGAACGTGTTGAAAAACATGGTGGCCAGGCACACAACTATTCCATACACATTTCATTGTCTAACAGATGACCCAGCAGGCATAGACCCTGATGTAAACATAGTAAAACTTCCAAACGAGCCACATATAAAAACTTGGTGGAGCAAACTATGGATGTTTTCTCCAGACATGCCTGTGAAAGGAAACATCCTATTTTTTGATCTCGATGTTGTCATATTCAACAAAATTGATAATTTGTTTTCACACAATGCAGGCAAATTTATGATCATTCGAGATTTCAACCGTTGCAGGATTGCCGATTGGAAACATTCAAATTCAAGCGTGATGCGTTGGCAGTCAGGCACAATGGATTACCTTTATAACGAATTTGCACAAAAGCCAGATAGGGTCATGGGAAATAACCATGGTGACCAAGATTGGATTACAAAGAGGGCAAAGGACGACATCAATTGGTGGCCTGACCAGTGGATAAGATCATATAAATGGGAAATGATCGGTCTAAAGGATACTAAATTGCTTACAGAAAATGGCAAAAAATTTTTCAGAACTCCTGCTAGAATTGAACCGACTAATAGTGTTGCTGTGTTCCATGGACAACCTAATCCAATGGAATGTGCTGATAAATTTGTTGTCGACAACTGGAAATAATAAATACCATTGCAACGCCACTTTATGTGACGTCGGCAAAACACCGACCTCTGAATGTCTTAACTGCGTGGGCCGGGCCGTAAGTGGAATCTTCCACAAGCCTTTACAAAAAACATAAACGAGTTTAAAATTAATGATGTTTGAAAACATTAATAATTGGCCTTTAGAGCACTGGCACATAGAACTATGTTCAAAATGTAGTTTGAAATGTCCAAGATGTTCTCGGCAGGAAGTCCCGGAAGGTCTTGTTAACAGAGACCTTTCACTAGGATGGTTTCAAGAAAATTTCACTGGCAAACTTTTGTCCGATGTTCGTAAACTTACTTTCTGTGGAGACGACGGTGATCCTATATATGCAAAGGACCTACTGAAAATACTATCTTGGTTCAGGAAAAATAACAGTAAGGTGCAGTTTATAATAGTAACAAATGGTTCCTACAAAACCAAAACATGGTGGAACGAACTAGGTTCTATATTAGATGAAAAAGATCATATACATTTTTCTTTGGATGGATGGAACCAAGAGTCGAATAATTTATATAGGGTAAACTGTAACTGGTGGTCAATATTACAAGGCATAGATGCATTAAAGAATAGCAGGGCCTACAAAACATGGGCCGCCATTGCTTTCAAATTCAACGAATTAAAAATAGATCACATGAAACAATTGGCGAAGAACTATAAGTTTGATAATTTCCAATTGACCTTGAGCTCAAAGTTTGGTAAAAACTACGACGCCTATCCAAAGGACGATCCATTGCAACCCAGTGATAGATACATAGCCAAAGGCAGATTCACAAGGTCCAACACAAAATTGTCTGGTAAAAATTGGCATGACAACTGTATTGATATATTTTCAAAAAGGTTTTATAATACAAAGACTGGTCCTTCTATCATTCCTCTGTGCATGATAGGAAACAAGGGACTTTACCTTAACGCTCAGGGTAATTTTTATCCTTGCTGTTGGACCGCTTTAAGATATGAACACAACAATGATATTTTTGACTATGTTGAGCAGACGCAAAATTTGGGACAGGTACTCGATGACCCCATGTGGAGAAAACTTTTCAACGGAATGGGATCTAGATCTGCGCCAAGAGAATGCGGAGAGAAATGCTCGGCAGGAAAATGGAATTTAGAACATGCGACCACTTGGTAATAAAAGTTTCGGCAAAGTAGCAGTTAAACGCATCAAACCTGGGTTGGATAACATACCCGAAGACTGCGGTTATATGCAACAGTTTCGCTATAACATAGACATGAACAGCAATGGAATAATGGGAGACTGCATAGAATGGTGCCAACTGAATTGTGTAGGAAAATGGGGTTGGTGGTTTGAACCAGCAGGAGAAATTCAAAGTCCTAAGAATCATTGGGAAGACCAACGTGCATATATGAGTTTCCAGAAGAAAAAAGATGCCTCTCGTTTTTGGTTGGCCATCGGAGTTAAAAACATGGGGAACAAGGACTGATAATTAATAGTATGGAAGGCTTTGAAAATATGAAATGGTTTGAAATTACAGATGAAGCAAAGAATCAGATGGAGAAGTTGTTAGCAAAACAACCAGACAAATATGCTGTAAGTCTCATGGTTGAAGGAGGCGGCTGTGCAGGATTCAAATACAAATGGGGATTTATAGACAAGAAGGAAGATGTAGGCACAGATGATCACATGGAGGATTGGCACACAGGCAGATTTGTTGTTGACGAGGCTTCTATGATGTATGTTGCAGGTACAAAAATAGACTGGAAAGAAGAAGTCTTCGGTTCGCAATTTGAGGTCACAAACCCGAATGCATCATCAGGGTGTGGCTGTGGCGAATCTTTCGGCGTGTAATGGACACAGCATTTATAATAGGAAACGGCGAATCAAGGAAAATTTTTCCAATAGAAAATATCAAAGGGCAAGGCACCATATATGGATGTAACGCCATATACAGAGATCATCCAACACTGTGTGACCATATTGTCAGCGTAAATCCACCCATGTACGAAGAAGTGATGGACTGGTATAATGTTGCCAAGCCTGAGGGAGTTCAAGTCCACGGTCCTGACGACATCTCTGATTGGAACTACACCGACGGATTGCCAGTCCAACATCCTAGCCATCTCAAAATTTATAAAGTATGGCGTGGAGCGGCAAAACTTAAATGGAGCAACAAAATAAAGACGCATGATTTTTCAGACAATAAAGGTTCAGGTTGTAGTGCAATTTTGCTTGCCGCAGAGGCAGGACACAAAGACATAGTATTCTTTGGATTCGACATATTGGGAGCAAGGCAATGGGAGATGGACGAGCCCAGCCGGATACAGAACAACTGTTACAAAGAAACTGCGAACTATCCACAGAGAGAAAGCATGAAGGCATACATGAAGTACGAGTGGCTGTATCAGATAAGGCAAACTACCTTGAAATTTCCTGATACCAATTTCTACTTTATTAACAGGCGTGAATACATAGAACGCAATCATTTCCTGAGAGGTTATTTTGATCAGCCAAACATAAAGGTAGGAATATATGCTGATCTACAGCGATGGATAACTGGCGAAAAGGATGATATTAAGTGGCGACCATTATAGGTCACACTTGTCACAGAAGTGTTTGTGACCTTTTTCGATCCTGCCCGGATCTACTTTTGCTTTGGGTTTTTTAAACGTGTCTCCACAGGTGTCGCATTTCAATACGTATATAATGTTGTTCCTTCGTACCGTATGACAGATGCCTAGTTTGCTCTCCCTTTTATACAATTTCAAGGTTTTTTGTGTCTCAACGAACATCAAAACTATTTAATAAATACACATAAACCGATATATGGCTAGAAAAATAATAGACACAGGAACACTAGGAAACCCGGCTACAGGTGATACTTTACGTACGGCCATGACAAAGGCCAACACCAATTTTGAAGAACTGTACACGGATTTGGCGTCTACAACATCATCAAATGGAATATTGACAAGTTCTACAACCAACGATGATGTGAAAATCTTTCCAAACGGAACGGGTATTGTCGAGATAGACAGGCTGTCACTAAACAACACAACAATAAGTTCGCTTGATACCAATGCGGACATCACAATCGAAGCCAACGGCACGGGTGGTATTGTGTTGGCAGGTCCGGTCACAGCAGGAGAAGTTAGTACCAACCTAGTCCAATCCAGAGGTTCAAACGCAGACCTAAAACTTAAAACGGCAGGGACAGGTGACTTGATCATTGACACAGATGGACAGGTGGGTATTGGCACTGTAAATAGTCCAGACACAAAATTACACATCAAATCCGCCTCGTCGATAATAACGCTTCAGAGAACTGCTGACGCCAACAAACCTGGCATAGACTTTCAAAATTCAAATGGTAACGTGAGAGCGGAGTTAAGAATGGATGGTACCGACGGTACCTCAAACACAGTTTTCGTGAGAACATATGATGGTTCATCAACAGCAGAAAGATTCAGAGTTGAACACACTGGAGCCAGTGTAACAGGTACTTTGAATATCAAAGATGACAGCGATTCCAGTGGAGGAGATTCCACAATCATTATTAGAGAGAACAAAATCTTAGCAGGAAGGTCTAACGATAAGTTAGAAATATCTGCATCTGGTTCAGGTGAAGTTGAGATGGGAAGTGATTTACGTTTAAAAGGAGAAACACCTTTCCTAAAGATTCAAAGAACAGACAACGCCAACGTTCCTGGCATAGATTTCATAGGGCAGGCCGACACGTCAGGAGCAAAGATCTTGTTCGACGGTACAGGTGGCTCAGCAAACGAATTGATATTCCAAACGTTCACGGTGGCGGCGGGACTTGCAGAGGCATTCAGGGTAACAGGAACAGGAGCAAAAGTCACAGGTATTTTAACACTACCCGATGGCAGTGCCAGTGACAACTATCTAGGGATTGGCGATGCCGCTGACCTAAAGATATTCCACAACGGAAGTCATTCAATAATAAGAGAGACAGGAACCGGAAACCTTTTCCTACAGAGTGACAACAATGTGATAATTGGTAAGGATACTAGTTCAGAAACAATGATAAAAGGCGTTGCCGACGGGGCAGTTGAACTGTATCACGACAACACTAAAAAGTTCGAAACCACATCAGGTGGTGTGTCAGTTACAGGAAACCTCGTGGCAGATGGCTCACAGATAGATTTTACAAGCCTTCCAACCTCGGACCCGGGAGTGGCAGGCAGACTGTTTAGATCAGGAAATGATGTCAAAATAAGCACGGGTTAATAGGAGATCTCTATGGCACAGCAGACAATTGATCTCGGCACACTGGGCGGAGCAGACGGAACAGGTGATAGCATCAGAACTGCCGGTAAGAAGATCAATGACAATTTCACGGAAGTATTTGATTTTGCACCGGTAAAGTCTGACATAAGATTCCAAGGCAACAAGATAGTAACCTTATCCTCAAACGCAGACATTGAACTGTCAGCATCTGGCACAGGAAAGATCATCTTAAAAGATTTTCAAATAAATGACAACAACATAGAAACAACCAACACCAACGGTGACCTAAGGATAGTTCCTAGTGGTACTGGTTATGTGATGATAGACGGGTTGGGGTTCTCTGGTACAAGCATACATGCTCCAGATTCTTCAAGCATAAACATCAATGAAAATTTGTTAGTGTCAGGGTCACTCAATGCAGGAGCATCAACTTTTGATGCCGCGGTGACAGTCAATTCCACACTAGAGGTAACAGGCCAAACAACATTGTCAACTTTGACTGTATCTGGTGCATCTTCATTTGTTGGACCAACTACAATCGACAATTTAAGTTTTAATGATAACATTATTTCTACTAGTTCAAACGCAGATCTTGTGTTAACACCAGGCGGCACTGGAGTGGTAAATGTTTCTAACCTTACAGTGGACTCAAGTATAAATCTTACTGACAATGTGATCAAAGTCACACGTTCAAATGATGACTTTGTGCTTTCAGCAAATGGCACAGGTTCAGTGCAAATTTCGAACGTTGATATGAACGAAGGCACTGTGGACAACACTGTCATTGGTAATACAACGCCAGCGAACGGCACGTTCACAACATTGGTTTTTGACCCCGCGGCAAGTGGAAGTCTGTCCACGACCGGTGTCACAATCACAGACAACAATATTACTGCAAGTCAGTCAAATGATAATCTAGAAGTAAATGCTAGTGGATCCGGATATGTCAATATCAATGGCATCAGTTTACCCAATTCAGATGGAAGTTCGGGACAACTATTACAGACCGATGGAAGTGCTCAACTTTCGTGGGTCACAAGTCCGATACTGCTTGGACAATCGGACATACAGGACGCACGGAACACGATTGGATTTTCATCAATCACTGAAATAGATGCAAACACGGCTGTCGGAGCACATGAAAATATAGGTGCTGGCACAGACAGTGTTTTAGATACTTTCGATCAAGCAAAATATGACAGTGCATGGTATCTCTGTTTGCAAAGATATGACGCGGCGGACAGTTCGATAGAGTATGCAGGATTCAAGACAACCATTGCACAAGGAACAGCAGACGGTAGCACATTTGATGCTTTCGATGGAACATCACAGATTATCAAGACAAATAATGACGACGAGATAATTGCAACATCCTCAGACGTTAGAGCCTCTGTTGGAGCAGTCAGATTCAAAGGACAGTCGGGTACACTTGCAGATGGATCAACCAAATCAACATTCAATGCCCTGACATTTTTCCGAATAGGACTAGGGGATAACGATTCATCAGGATACACAGACGGCAACGTTGCCACAAAAGTCACAGCAGATCTTGACAGTGCAATTGCCACGTTGGATACTTTTGCCCATGCAAGTTTCAGAGGTGCGAAATATTATGTGTCAGTGAACAACACAACCACAAATGAAGTCATGAACGCTGAACTTATTGTGGTGCACAACGGATCAGATGCCTTCATTACGGAGTACAACAAGTTGTCAACAAATTCAGGCAACACAGAACTGGCAACATTCACAGCAGACATTAGCGGCAGTGACGTGAGATTGAGAGGTGCCAACGGCACAGCAGGCACTTGCAGGGTCACAATGTACAGAGTACTATTGGCGGATAACGAATCTGCCTCAACTATAAACAGTAATGAAAGTATTATTGGTGCACAGACAGTCAGCAACACCGCATCTACTACAATTAACAACGACAGTTTCAGAGGATCAGCAAGTCCAGACATGAGCTCACAGAAAGTTATAAATTCATGGGCCAAAACAGATTTCGATAGTGTGTTCTATCACATGGTTCAAAAGGACATGACTAACAATGAATTCGTAATGAACAAATTGAGTGTGAACCACGGTATCAGTTCTGATGGTAGCACAGAAGCGGCAGGTGTCACAGACAGTCACATAATCAAGTCAGGAGAAATGAATGATATCAGTGCCTTTGATGTTGGCATAAACGGTTCCAATGTGGAATTGAAAGCCACAGGCCAGAGTGATGGATCCACAACAATACAGAATTCTATACAGTATTACGCAATTGGACTTGGTCCAAACACGACAACTGCAACAACAGGAAAAATAGGCACACACGCAGGTGTCACTGCAGGAGGTAACAACGAAACAGAGATAGACCATGTGATAGCGGAAGGAACACTGCAAGGAAGTGTTGCCGCTGAAAGAACGGCCGCCGAATTCACAGCAAGTCAGTTCAATGGTGCACTATATCATGTAGTCACAAACGATGTGGCCAACGGCAGTTTCGAGACACAGAAAATTTCAGTGTTACACAATTTCAATGACGCTTTTCTTACATCATCGTCAGTGACAAGAACTGACCCTGGTGATACTCACCCAACGTTCGACGCCGACATGGTCACGGCAGATGACAGCACATCAAAAATAAGATTGAGAATGACTGACGGCGATGGATCATCAGTCACACCATCCAACACAATGGCCTATTACAGGATAGGAATTGGTGACAGCGACTCCACTGGATACACCGGTGAACTAGGTTTGGTACATGATATCACTCTTACACCAATCATAGGTAGCGGAACCGCCACACTGGACTCTTTTACACATGGCGCACACGTGGGAGCAAAATATTTCATAAATGTCAAGAACCAATCAACAGGTGAGTGTTCCAATATAGAAGCACTCGTAACACATGATGGGACGGATGCATACGTAACTACATACAACGAGCACTTCTCAGGAAACAACAGCCTTATCAGTCTGTCGGCGGTCATCAGTGGTTCTGATTTGATATTCAGAGGTTCTGCCACAGCAGGATCTAGCACCAAAGTCATAGTCAACAGAGTGGTGTTATTTGCTGATTCAGAGTCGGCCGAGTCAACAACAGACAGCACAAGGAAAGTCATAGGGAACACCATAGTATCAAGTACGGCAACTGAATTTGACACATTCATGTCAAGCGAAACAGACGCGGCCCATTATGTGATCACTGGACAAAAAGGAGCCGCCGAAAATTTCATATGTGAAGCCACAGTCGTAACAGATGGCACAGATGTTTTTGTAGCACAAGGTCCAAATGTCAGTTCCAAAAGCACAGACATGCTGGAGATTTCTGCCACGATATCAGCCGGAGTGATCAGTGTCAAAGCCTCTTCCACGTCGGGATCATCAACAGTGCAGGCCTACGCCGTTAAATTGAAGGCACCTGTAGACAACACAACAGAAGTTGACAGTTGGGCCATCGCTGATTACAGAGGTGCCAAGTACTATATTTCCGCGGATGACACAATAAATGGACACATAACAAACCTGGAAGCCATGGTTGTTCATGACGGAACAGATGCATTCATTACAACATTCAACGAACACAGCAGTCATGGCAGTCTAACCTCATTCACTGCAGACATCAATAATGGACAGTTGCGATTGCTGGCAACACCAAATTCGGCAGATGTTAAAATAAGATTCTACAGGATCAGATTGGCAGACAGTGAGTCCAATGCTGAAGGTGCCGACAGTAAACTTTGTGACACAGTCACAGTATCAAGTTCGGCAACCGCGATAGACACATTCGTGGATACAAGTTATACAGGCGCTCATTATATCGTCATTGCCAGAAACGCCTCGGAAGGATCCGCAGAAATACAAGAAGCAACTGTTATCACCAACGGAGCACAGGCTTTTGTTGCTCACGCAAACCACGTGTCATCAAAGTCGACCGCGATGCTTACACTTTCGGCGGCACACGATGGATCAAGCACAGTGACTTTGAGTGCGGCATCCTCGGCTGGTGGCAGTACAACAGTCAATGCCTTTAGGATTCACATGAAGGTTGAAGATGCATTCGCATATGATGTGATAGACACCTTTGCATACGCAGGAGTTCAACTGGCAAACTACCTAGTGGTAGGAAAGAACGTGGCAAACGAATCACAGATAGCAGAACTTATGGTTGTGTCTGACGGCACAGCACCATATATTGTGTCGGATGTTGCAAATATCAGCACACATTCAGCAACCAGTCCATTAATGAATTTTACTGTGGCACACAACGGCAGTAACGTTGAATTACGTGCAGAAAATACTCAACAAAACACAGACACTACGGTCAACATGTACAGGATTGCCCTAACAAGGTCAGCAGGTGCCCCTAGTTCTATAGCAACACTTGACACATTTGACAAGACCGTTTACAGAAGTGCCAAATACACAGTTTCAGTGAGCGATACAGAGACCGGAGCATTAGGTCATTATGAAACAGCCGACGTTAATATCACACACGACGGAACAAATGTTTATTTGTCTACATTTGGTAGAGTCGGAAACAGCACTTCCGAACTAGTACAATTTTCCGCGGACATAAGTGGTGATGATATCAGGTTGAGAGGCACGATAAGTAATACTAATACACACACGGTTACGGTGGTTAGAAGGGTAATGAAAGTTTAATATGGCGCAACAAGTAATAGGAATAGGAACTAACGCTAATGACGGTACAGGTGACACTTTACGTGTCGCTATGGATAAAATCAATGATAACTTTACCGAAGTATACACTGCTCCGGGTATATCATCTGATGCCATCCTTATCAGTGGAAATCAAATAGCGGCTATAAGAAGTAATGATGATCTAATTTTCCAACCTGCCGGTACAGGAACAATAAACTTTCCAGCAATAAGATTTAACGATAATAATATTGAGGGACTTAGATCAAACGAAGACATAAATTTGTTGCCTGCAGGCACAGGTTCTGTAGTATTTGGTGCGATTAAAATAAAAGGAACTTCGTTAAGTTCTGATGATTCTACTACAATTAACATAAATGAAGGACTAATTGTAGATGGAACTATAAATGTTTCAGGAACAACAACACTTACTGGAGCGACCGAACTTGGTTCAACTCTAGAAGTACCGTCGGGTCTTACAACATTGTCAACATTATCTGTCACTGGCGCTACCACATTAGTTGGTACAAGCACTATAGATAATCTTACATTCAACGACAACATCATTGGAACATCCTCCAACGCTGACTTAAATCTTACTCCAGGTGGTACAGGAAGTGTTGTAATATCAAATTTGACTGTTGATTCAAATATCAACATGACTGACAACGAAATTACAACAACGCAATCCAACTCTGACCTAGTAATTGCACCTGCAGGAACCGGACAAGTAGTAATTGCAAAAGCAGATATTAATGGTGGGAACATTGACAACACAGTGATAGGTGCAACAACACCTTTGGCAGGAACTTTCACCACATTGACTGCTAACACCAGTGCAGTAATTGACGGAGTTACAATATCAGATAACACAATAACATCTAATAGATCAAACGACAACCTATTCTTGACTGGTAGCGGTTCTGGTAGTGTGAGAATTAGTGGGTTTACTTTTCCAACGTCTGATGGAACCAGTGGACAGTTCATTACTACCAACGGTCTAGGAGTCTTGTCATTCGCAACTGCGGGTGCTACATTGACTCACTCATCTATTTCTGATGCAACAACCACTGTGGCAAGTTCGGCAACAACAACTTTGAACACATTCGCAAAAGGCACCTTTAGAAGTGCCAAATATTACATATCTGCTGTTGATTCAACAAATGGAAGACATGAGATTGTAGAGGCCAACGTGACACACAACGGATCGGATGCATTTATTAGTACCTTTGGTTCTGTATCAAGTTATTCAGGAGGCGGACTGGCCACATACACTGCGGACATAAGCGGAAGTGATGTGAGATTAAGAGTAACTAATATATCTGACAATAGCACTGTATTCAAGTTCCAAAGAACTGTAATAAACGTTTAATTTTTTTTATATTTTTACACATAAATGAGAAAATTTACTAGAAACTATAGACATCGTAAGTCCCCTCAATCAGAAATCAACCGCTTAAAGGAGTCTATCAAGCGGGAGAACGACAAAGTAGAGCGTGAAAAACTACTACAACAACTGGAACACTGGATACGAGCTCAGAATAATAGTCAGTAATCTACAATAAATACGCTTGTAAGGAGTAAGATTAATGGCAACACCGGTGTGGACAACCACAGCAGGCAAACTAGCCACATTTAACGAAGATAGTTCGTATTCTCTTCAACTAGAAGCGAACACTAGTGACTCAACGGCCATAACTTACTCCGTTATCGCAGGAAGCCTACCATCAGGAATGCAGGTCACATCAACAGGCTTACTAACAGGTACTCCGGCCCAGGTTGCCAAAAGAACTCTTTACACCTTCGTCGTGCGAGCCACGGCCGGAAGTACCGTAACAGACAGAACTTTTTCATTAGATATTGAAGGACAGGACGCACCAGTGTTTACAACAGCGTCTGGACAACTTCAATTGGACGATTCGTCAAGGGTTGGCTTATATTGGGCATTGGATGGCGAGGCAGTAGATTTCCAAGTTGAAGCAACAGACATAGATACCAGACCCGGCCACATTTTAACCTTTTCATTATATGAAGGCATACTGCCGCCTGGACTAACAATGAGTTCCACAGGACGAATAACAGGAACCGTGCAACTTACCGATGATTATTTTGAAGACTCTACAAGACAGATTGCAATGACCTTTGCTTTCACAACAAGAGTCACAGACGGCACATCTGTAACAACACAGGCAAATAACATTTTTGTTTACTCTGCCGCTTACTGGAACGTTAATAATCCTGACATCACGGCAGACATGACAGAAATAAACGGTGTGCCTGTTACTATGGATCACTCTTCACAACGTAGACCGGTTTTCTTAACCGACAGAGATCTAGGAACATATAGACACGACAATAAAGTGGTGATCAAGATAGACATAGACGACCTGGATAGCACTGGTAATCCGTTTGTGTACACAATAGCATCTGGTTCATTGCCAACTGGACTTGCAATAGATTCATCATCGGGCGAAATATACGGAAACTTGGGCAGGCAAGGAGAAGTAAAACAAGACTTTGCTTTCACAATAAGAGCAACGAGAACCATGGACACAGGACAGTCTTTGTTCACAGACGGCAACTTTACAATGACAGTGATAGGAGACCTAGACATTGGTGTGACTTTTACAACTGCATCAAACGTTGGCACCCTTACAGCAGATATTCCTAGTACACTAGCGATCGAAGCCACTGCTACAGAAGAAAATAGAGTGCTTTCTTATTCAGTGACCGACGGATCTCTGCCGCCAGGTATTACACTTTCGCCTCTAGGAAACATTGTTGGAACTATCGATCCTAGTGCATTGACTGATTCTACAAGGACATTTACTTTTACTGTCACTGTTGCAGATCAGTATCAGACAAGTATAGCATCAAAAGAATTTACTTTAGATATCAACGTTCCATTTACAACAATAGAATATGGAGATCTAATGGGCCACGCTACTTCTTTCATAGATCAAAACATATTCTATAACATAGCACAAGACCCAAACATAAATTCACCAACTGAGATTTACAGACCAGAAGACACAAACTTCGGAATGCGTTTAAGGCCCGAGATGTTAATGATGGCGGGTATAGAGGCACAAACACTGACAACTTTCCAAAATCAAATGACACTGAATCACGCTCCAGTAAATTTATACTTTGGAGCACTGAAAACTGCCAAAGCCAAGTCAGGATCCACTGTGATATACGAGGTGATATATCTCGACATGCACGATCCTTTTGTAAACAACGACGGAGTTGAAACAGGTGCTACAACAATTAGGCCAAATGCTGTGGAAAACATGAGAGACAGAATGAAAGCATTGGGCAATGACGAATGGACTTTCTTACCTTTATGGATGAAAACAGAACAGGATGGAGAAGTGGGACCTTTAGGGTATATAAAGGCTGTTCCCATACTATATTGTAAGCCAGGCACATCTGCTAAACTAAAAAAGAGAATAGAAGACCTCAAACTTGAATTTAAAAACATTGATTTTATTATTGATAGATACACTATCTCAAAAAGCAAGGTGGATCCCAACAGTTTCACAGGCGACGGATCAACCGTATCTTTTGAACTGCAAGAAATTGTACACGAAGAAGATATTTTGGTAAAAGTAGGCACAACTGCCCAGACATTAGATACAAATTTTGAACTAACACACGATACATCTGCAGTGAAAACCACAATAACTTTCCTTACAGGAGCACCGTCAGACGGAGATGTTATCACGGTCGAAAGAACCAACGATAAATATCTAAGATTTAGGGATATAACATAATGGCAAGTAAAATAGTACCAGGAAACATAGACGGAACATACCCAACAGCAGGACAGGACAATAGTTCGCAAGGCTTTAGGGATAACTTCGCATCTATTAAAACTAACTTCACAGAAGCAAAAAGTGAGATTGAAGATTTGCAAAGCAATAAAGCAAATCTTAACGCGGCCAATGATTTCTCGGGTAATACAATCACTGACGCTGAATTAAAGGACAATTCAGAAACAGTATATGCACACGGTACTACAGGCGGTTCAATCACATTGAATCATGAGAACGGGCACTATCAAACACTGACAAGTAATGCGTCCATCACATTGGCATTTTCTAATTTGCCGGCCGCTAACAAGTTAGGCAGAATAATACTAGACATAAATGTCACCTCGACTGCACACACAATTACCATTCCAACTGCGGTGTTGGTTTCTGGCAACGTTTCGGGCGGGGACGGAAGTTCAGATACTATCACTGTGCCAACGTCAGGCAGATACTTGTACGAGTTCATGAGTCCAGACAACGGAACTAATATTTTAATGCACCAGTTAGGCAACAACTACATCTAATAGGAGGTAGTGATGTATTTTCATCCATTACAAGAAGAAATAGGAAACATGTCTGATGAGGACATTTCAAAAAGAATAAAAGAACTTGCCAGGAAAGTGGCAATTGCTAGGCGTGGGAGAAATCCGGAAATGCTTCAAAGTCTTCAAGTTGCTTTGAACACCTATCGAGATGCAATTAGACAAAGACGTATCGAGGAATGGCACAAGAATCATAAAAAACTTAGGAACGAGCCAGATATGGGTGACTTGATAAACATGGAATAGTAAATATTTTCCATGTCAAACAGTTTCAGTTGGAAGACTAAATTTAAATCAATTATTATAGTAGACGGTGAATTGTTTTCGAACGAGTACGACGTGGCCATAAGTCTTACGCCACACACTGCAAGTTTGCAAGAACAAACCGCATATTTTGACAGACTTAAAAATCTTTTCGAACAAGTATTTGCAAACACAATCACTACATGGAGAGAAGAACCTCTGTATGATGTGCTTAAAATGAACACCAACAATAGGTTTATCGAATTACCAAGGCCTCCCTATGACCAAATAATGGCGGCGGTGTGCTTCTGTAAGGCAAATTCTATATTAGACTCGAAAATCACTATCAATCACATTGACCTGTCATCCTGGCAAGGGGACGGTATTACCTATTCAGTTGACAAAGACAGCAAAGAGCTTATACTATTAGATAGGCCTGACTGGTTCTCTGACAAGTATAAAAACTTTGATCCATGGTGGTTGAGGCCTGACACAGCAACTTATGACAAAGAAACAGAAAAAGGCATTTACACAGGACACTTCAGTTGGACAAATACAGAGATTCCTGTTGACAAGAAGCACCAAGAACATGCTAAAATATTCGAGTTCAACCCGAAAGTTTTAGATGGCGGAAAAGACAAAAATAAATGACCACGGCGATGTTTTGTTCACCGAACAAGATGCAATAGATCTTCTATACACAGATCCTAATTTTGATATTACAAAACTATTCTTTGAGGACACAGGAAACTACAATTCGTCAGTCAAAGCCTTAGGATTAGACCTTCCTGTGATCAACAAAGCACCCGAGCGTGGCAATCTTCAGGAGTTCGATACTACAAACATTAATAACTGGCACATGCCTGTAGAATATTATGAAATAAATGTACTGCAATGGTTATTAGATAAATGCCAAAACGACGAAGAAAAAGAACGTGTACAGTTGGAATATGATTTGTTTGAGAAAAAACAGTTTATACGTGTGTTACAGTTCTTGATATATTTTGTAGATACATTAAGAGCAAATAACATTGTATGGGGTGTGGGCAGAGGTAGTTCCGTGGCAAGTTTTTGTCTGTTCCTGATAGGTATACATAAGATCAATCCAATGCTGTACAACTTGGACTATAAAGAGTTTCTGAGATGATAATTTCCGTGACATCACAGCACACTATCACTGAAGTTTATGCACTGGACCTGCATGATAGGTCACACCATATAGAATTAGGCAAGGAGTCGAGACTAGATGATGGCTGGTACCAATTAAATTTTCCTTACACAGGTCAAAAAAATGAAATTACAGATATAAAATTAAATGGCGAAAGCATAGGCAACATATTGTACACTGGTTTTTACGTAGACGGTAATGGAAACACGCATCAACCTGCCTGTGCAATGTGGGATGACAGAGGTATATTCAAAATATGGATACACACTCAATTAGGCATACTGTTGCAAAGGTTCCTACAGCAGATTGCAAATCAAAAGTTCGGCAAAAACTTATTTGAAGATTATATGCTAACAGTGGACAGGCCTGTACAGTTGAAGAAACAATGGCCGGAAAGCATAAAAACTTTTTTTTCAAACGGCGACGGACCAAATTGGTGGCACAAAAATAGTCCTGAAGTACCTTACAAAGTTCTTGATAGCATTACCGTTTCTAAGGCAGATCTTTTACGTGAAAGTGAAACATTGTGCGTACACAAAGATAAGATATTTGCCGGCAAAGTGATAATAAATTCAGTGCGACAAAGTTGCCAACCCGAACTGCCTTTTTATCAACTAGATGAAAAAAGATTTCCTAACTTTGCAAAACTTGTTAAACAGATAGGTTTCAAAAACATCCTCACAATTGATACGCAGGTGTTAGAACCAAACAGTTTCTTAAGAATGCATAAGGATGATGATTACCAAAAAGATGTCGTGCCCTACATACGTGGTTGCAAAAAATTCTATTGGACTTTGACAGACGCAGGTGATTGTTATTTTAAAATTGGCAAAAGCGGATTACTTCCTTTGAATAGGCCTGCACTTATTAATAATGTTGAACACGTTCATTCGGTAGTGAGTGAGAGAGATAGCACTAGGACCATACTTTCTATATACGGTGAAATCGTAGATGATAAGTATTAATATAGGAGTTTAATATTATGGTAGCAAGAGCACCCAGAAAAAGAATGTACAGAACTATGCAAGGACGCATGGTCGATATTGAAAAATTAAGAGCCGCTAATGAAAACACCCGGGCAGTTGGTAATATGGGTGTTAATGCACGAGGAGATGTATTAGGGGCAGGCGGTAAGGTTGTCACGCCAAAGAAAGAAGTTGTTGCAAAATATTACGAAGCACCTAAAGGCATGGTGGATGACACACCGGCAAGAGCCAAACCTACACCACCAAGAAGAGTTGCTCCAGAACCTAAAGTACAACCAGTTGAAACAAAACCTGCACCTCAACCAAGGGCAACGAGACAAGCAAAACCTAAACCAGCACCGAAAAAAGGAATAGACGCGGCGCTTGATGGTCTGGAATAGTGTGGGACAAAAATCTCAGCGAAATTTTTGATAAAACAGGATACGACAAAGAAAAGTATCCATGGCCTTTCAAGCAGTCTGATAGCACTGTTAAACCAACAAAAATATTCTACGCAATTGGAGACAGTTGGCTATCAACAAATTTTTTCAAACGAACATTTTCAAACAAATATCAAGACTATTTGCTGATTAATAGATCCATTGGTGGAATCAGTAATAGTATGATCATAAACACACTGCAAAATGATCTTGATCTACTTTTCAAAAACAGTCTAGACGTGAGTTTCCTTGTAAGTTTTAGTGAAGTTGGAAGATCAACAAAGGATCTTGCACTTGTCAATCCAATCAATCATAAAACTACACACGACTTTTTTGCAACAATTCTTAAGAAACAATATGACATAGTACACGATGCTATTAAATCTTACCCTCATTACATAACCACAGGATTTATTACCAATAATTTTAACAACAATAAATCTATTATAGATTTCTGTGGAAAAACTATTAAAAATAAACCTAAGGACGTGTTCACAGTGTACAGTAATGGTATTTTGGAATTTTTAAAGGACCGAAAAGAACTTTTTGATTTTGATTTTGCAGGAGATGTCAAAAAATCGTTGGAATTGAAAGATTATCTGAATGACTTGAAATACATCGACGACACTTTACATCCAGATTATTACATTCCTTATGAATTATTCATGCATGAAGTATTTTCCAACTTGCATAAACACAAAAAATAGTATATAATACGCATATGGGACAGGTAGAAGATTTACAAAACAAAGGATTTGGTTCACATGGTGGAAAGCAATACACTGTTGAGAATGATATTATACCCTTAAAGAAAAGAGTGCTGGTATCCGACATGCATTTTGGAGAAACTAAATCTAAAGGTGGCATCATATTAGTTGACGACGACGGCACAGCAGAAGGCATACACCCTAGATGGGGCAAGGTATACGCAGTGGGCAGGCTACAAGATGATGTGAAAGTTGGACAATGGATATTGGTAGCACACGGAAGATGGTCAAGAGCGTTCAAGGTTAAAAGGAAAGAAAACGGGTCTGCTGGCGAAATAGGTGTTGAACTAGAAGTAAGGATGATCGATGAAAATGACATTTTGCTAGTGTCAGACACAGAGCCAGAATTTAACAGGAAACAGGCAGGGTACATTAACATGGGCGGTGCCAAACAGATGACAAAACTTCCCGGCAATGACTGAGTTCACACAAGGCATACAAGGAGCATTCAAGAAACTATTAACTAGTTCGAGTCTAGCACTGGCTTTAATATACACAATAGGACATGTCATAATAGCAATGACTGTGGTAAGTGTGATGACAGGTGCAAGTTTATGGGAGGCAGGCGCAGTGGCACTAGTTGAACCAAGTATAAATGGCGTTTGGTTTTATGTTCTTCATAAAACTTACAAAAAAATCAAAGGCATATAAGCATGAAAAAAATTAAACTAAAGAGGACACTGGTCCCTATTGATAAACTTGTAACAATGGCAGAATTGGGCATTGGTGCTGTTCGTCCTTTAAACAAAGAAAAAAGAAGTTGGATAAACAAACTAATAAAACAACCAGAGCCGTTTGATCCCATTCTTGTTACGCCAATCAAAGATTCTGGATACTATTTGCTTACGGACGGATGGCACAGAGTACAGGCCGCAAAAAAAATGAAAGAAAAGGAAATTGAGGCTTTGCCTATTCCAGCAGACATAGGATTAAGTATGTCCAAAGTTAATAAATTATTGCGTGACATAGATAGAGAATACGGTTTTAAATTGAAATGTAGTGACATAATTGGCCAATGGGCATTTTTCCAAGATTGACAAACAACAAAATTGTGTTAAAATTACAACTATGCGAATAGGTTTCTGTTGTAAATGGTTGAACTCTGAAAAAGAGTTTGGCGGTATGAAAGTAAATGCCAAGGACAGAGATCTTAATGGCAGATCAACTACTATGCGTTGGTTGAGAGAACATCCAGAAGATGCGGTGCAAAGACAGTGGGACATAATGAACCACAATGCCACAGCCGCACGTAGATTGTTGGAACGTGTGGGCACACTGCCACCTGAACGCAGAATGGTCAGGCTAGGTAGTGAGATGCTACAAGGATACACAGAAAAAGATTGGAAAAGTTGGTGGCAACAGCCGCACATACAAGATCATTGTGAAAGATTATTTGCACCTGTTGGCGAAATGGCAAGAAGACTAAATGTCAAAGTAAGTTTCCATCCTGGACAATTTTGTGTGCTTTCCAGTGCAACGCCTGAAATAGTTGAACGTAGCATAGAAGAATTTGAATACCATGCGGACATGGCACGTTGGATGGGTTTTGGCAAAACTTTCCAAGATGGTTGCAAGATAAATGTACACATCTCAGGCAAACAAGGACCGGATGGCATACGTAAGGCCTTGCCTAGACTTTCGCAAGAAGCAAGGAACCTGATCACAATCGAGAATGACGAGATGGGTTGGGGACTTGACGCAAGTCTTGAATTGCAAAAGGATCTTGCACTTGTGATGGACATACATCATCATTGGATACGTGATGAGGAATACATTGAAGCAAACGACGACAGAGTAAAACGTGTAATAGACTCGTGGCGTGGACAAAGGCCAACAATGCACTATTCTTATTCCAGGGATGAACACTTGGCAGTTGCAAACCTGGGTGATAAAACACACACGGAGATGCATGACATCAAGATGTTGTTAGAACGTGGTTGTAAAAAACAAAAACTGAGGGCACACTCCGATCTATTACCAAATAGAAAGGTCAACGATTGGGCATTGAGTTTTAGAGAACATTTTGACATACAGGTAGAGGCCAAAGGTAAAAACATGGCCCAGGAACAATTATATAGACAATGGGTTGAAAATACTATAATATAGTAAATTCAAACAGGAGAAAATATGAAAATACTATGCGTATTGTACGATGACCCAAAAGGTGGAATGCCTGAGAGTTATCCACTTACGGATCTCCCAAAGTTAGAGAAGTATCCAGATGGCATGACGCTACCATCACCAAAAGGAAGAGATTTCAATCCAGGTGATTTGCTAGGTTGTGTGTCGGGTGAACTAGGACTTAGAAAGTTCTTAGAAGACGCAGGACATGAACTTGTTGTGACTTCTAGCAAAGATGGTGACGACTGCGAAGCCGACAAACATATTGTTGATGCTGACGTTGTTATATCACAACCTTTCTTTCCTTACTATCTTACAAGGGAAAAAATAGAAAAAGCAAAAAACCTTAAAATGGCTATCACGGCAGGTATCGGATCTGATCACGTTGACTTACAAGCGGCTATGGACAATAAAATTGATGTTGTTGAAGTGACCTACTGTAATTCAAGATCAGTTGCAGAGCACATTGTCATGATGATCGTTTCAATGGTAAGAGACTACCACAACCAACACAGGATTGTTAATGAAGGTGGTTGGAATATTGCAGACGCAGTACAGAGAAGTTATGATGTGGAAGGAATGCACATCGGTACAGTTGCGGCTGGGAGGATCGGTCTCGATGCTTTGAGAAAAATGAAACCATTTGATGTGCATCTACATTACTTTGACAGACACAGACTGCCTGAATCAGTTGAGCAAGAACTAAATCTTACTTTCCATGAGTCAGTTGAGTCTATGGTCAAGGTTTGTGACGTTGTTACAATCAACTGTCCTCTACACCCAGAGACAGAAAACTTATTTGATGCTGAAATGATAGGCAAGATGAAAAAAGGTGCCTACATTGTGAACACTGCGAGAGGCAAGATCTGTAACAGAGAAGCCATCGCTGACGCATTAAAAAGTGGACAACTGTCTGGCTACGCAGGAGACGTTTGGTTCCCACAACCAGCACCAAATGATCACGTTTGGAGATCAATGCCAAATCACGGTATGACACCACACACATCAGGAACATCACTATCAGCACAGACAAGATATGCTGACGGTGTCAGAGAAATACTTGAATGTTTCTTTGACGGCACGCCAATTAGGAACCAATACCTAATTGTGCAGAACGGTGAACTTGCTGGCATGGGTGCCCACAGTTACAGTAAAGGAACTGCAACAGGTGGATCCGAGGAAGCGGCGAAGTACAAGAAATAATATAATAGGCTTTGTGATGACTAAAAAGGAACTTGAAGAACTGAACAAGAAAATTGATAAACTTCAAAACACTGTTGACAAACTCGCACAAAGCCTTTATAAACATATTAAGTTTATCGATTCAACATACGAGGGACTAAGGAATCCAATCGAAGCGGCGAGGAAATGGTTAAGAAAATAAAACAGTTTGTTAGATGGGTTAGTTTAATACCTTTACTACACGCACCAGTTTATTTCCTTGCAATAGTAGGAGCAATCCTGTTAGTATTAACATTTGTATTATGAAAGAACTTTGGGTAGAAAAATATAGGCCAAAAACATTAAAAGAGTACGTTGTGCGTGATGATGCACAACGCAAACAGATAGAGGAATGGATTAAAGATAAAAGCATTCCTCATTTATTACTGTCAGGTGCTCCGGGAGTTGGAAAAACTACATTGGCAAAAATGTTATTTCACGAGTTGGATGTTTCTAGTTACGACATACTTGAAATAAATGCATCAAGAGAAAACTCCGTTGACACAGTAAGAGAAAAAATTAACAACTTTGTACAGATAATGCCTTTTGGCGCTTACAAATATGTATTGCTTGATGAGGCAGATTACATGAGTCCAAACGGACAGGCCGCATTGCGTGGAGTGATGGAAGCGTACCACACATCGGCTAGATTTATTTTAACTTGCAATTATCCAAACAGGGTCATTCCTGCACTGCACTCAAGATGTCAAGGCTTCCACATGGAAACAATAGACAAAACTGAATTCACGGCACGTGTTGCGGAGATATTAATTGCGGAGAAAATGGAACAGGACATAGAAACACTCGACACTTATGTAAAAGCAACATTTCCGGATTTAAGAAAATGCATTAATATGGTGCAACAAAATTGCAGAGATGGAAAACTAATGCCACCAGCGACAGGTGATTCAGGACAGCAAGATTATAGATTACAAATGGTAGAACTTTTCAAACAAGGAAAAATACAAGATGCAAGAAAATTAGTATGCTCACAGGCACGTCCAGAAGAATGTGAAGAAATATATAGGTGGCTGTATGACAACCTTGAACTAGTATCAAAAGATGAGGACCTGCAAGACAAAGCAGTGCTGATTATCAAACAGGGTTTGGTAGATCATTCTTTTGTCGCAGATCCTGAGATAAATTTAGCCAGCGTAATGATTAAACTAGCAAGATTAAGTAATGGGCAGTAAACACGACAAAAAAAGATTTTTGATAGTAAATTACAGTTTCAACGCAAAAGGCGGATATGACGAACTTGTCGAACTTTCCAAGAAAAAATGTGGTCCGGGTAAAATACTAAAATCAGGTGTAGTGCTTGACCTTGTTAACAAAGAAGTATTGAAATGTGAGGTCCCCGGTCAGCCTAACCTGGTTGATTATATTGCTTACGACACCCTCTATAAGCATTTCTACAAAGCCTATGGGGATATGTTGGATCAGTTTATAAACTCTTGACGTCCATACATGCGTTGTAGCATGGCCAATCTTTTTGCTTTCCATATTTTCAGCATGACACGTCTCCTTCTTCTATCCTTTTGCTTTCTTATTTTTAGCCAATCTTGATTAAGCATATACAACTTGACTCGCTTGTCGTATACACGTTTTTTCCTCATTTGTTTCCACAATTTCCGTTGAAATAAAGGTCGTATTTGTAGGCTTTGAAATAGCATAAGGCTCCTGTAAGGTTATGTTAGATTGCTGTTTGATTCTATTTTGATTTGGAATCATGTACAATTACTTAATAGTAAATTTCCAAATAAACTATGCATATTTTACAACACAGATATTTAGGATAAATAACACTTGCAATGCATGATGTACTAGACATAATCAAAAACGCACAATCATTATACGCGGTTGGTCCAACTTTAGGCATACTAAAGGACTTTGAACGTGTGATAGATGAGTTGGATGTGTACGTATTTGAAAACTGGCAAGACGGTGAGTTACTGTCTGGCCCTATAGATTCAAGACATTTTGTAACTTGCTCTTTTATGTGGCCGATAGACAAGATGCCGGATCCTAGTGGAGGTAAGAGATTGCTTGACAGAGGATGTAAAGTGTCATATAAAAAAGATGAATTGTTAAAACCGAGAAAAATCAAAGGACCAGAAGATTACAGACCAGGAACGACTAAAGGCAAAATAGATGCACATGATATTTGGATAGTAGAAATTAAAATGCCAAAAGAATTAATTGGAAATTTCAAACACGGTAAGGATGAGATCGACAGCCAGGACGAAACAGACGAGGCACCTGGAGATCTAAATAGTTTAAATGATATTAGTTAATGAAGGATTGAAAGCCGGAGATCTCGAAGGAATAGTCGGCAAAAGATTTTCCGTAGATCAATATAAGTCCAAGATGGGAGATGACAAGAACATCTTGGTGTTGGCGTTCACAGCAGATAGTCAAGCGGCGGCTAAAGATTTAGAGCGATTTGCAGAAACCGGATACAAAGAAGTGCTAGATGCTGATGCAACTCCTGGAACAATGGAAGATGGCAAACATAGGGTATTCATCGAACTTGCAAGAGTAGAACAAGTTGATCAACACATTATGAAATTTTTACAAGACCTTGCAAAACTAACCAACATTGAAACATTTGAATTTACATATCACAAGGGCACAGTTCCAATGGAGGCTTCTATGAAAAATCTTGCTGACGTACTGCCTAAGACACCAGAAGCATACACACAAAAAGTAGAAGAATTAAAATTAGGCGAGGTAAAAGGTTTTTTTGACAAATTTAACATGATGGAATTCAAACTTAATGAAAATGTCATGACTGTGAAAAAACACAACGCAGACACACTCAAATTCGAATTGCATTCGTTTGGCACAACTAAAAACATCATGAACGAAATTAAAGCATTTAGGTTGGACGCAGAAGCGATGAGCGAGTGCATGTGGATGACAAAATATTTTGGGCCTTATCAAATAACAAAAACTACAGAAGACAGATTCATTTTCAGCAAAGGCGGAGAATCTGCATTATTAAGCAAATCAGGCTGGTAAAATAATATACGCACATATTGATAAATAGTTGCATGAGATTAAGTGCAAACTTCACATTAGCAGAATTTACTAAAAGTCAGACTGCCACTAGGAAAGGCTTAGATAACACTCCCGGCGACGAACATTTAGAAAATGCAAAAGCATTGTTTGAGAACGTTGTCCAAAAAGTTAGAGACAACTTTGGCGTCACTGTAATTAATTCAGGATACAGAGGACCAGCACTAAATGAAGCAGTGGGTGGCTCAAGCAAATCACAACACTGCAAAGGTGAAGCAGTAGATATCGAATGTCCAGGCACAGGCAATTACGATGTTGCAAAATGGATATCAGAAAACTGTGACTTCGATCAATTGATATTAGAATTTTATACGCCAGGCATACCTGACTCCGGTTGGGTACACGTTTCATACAAAGCAGAAGGTAATCGCAAAAGCATATTGACTGCAATGAAGGAGAATGGCAAGACTGTTTACAAGCCTGGTCTTATCCAATAAATACGTACATTATGTTTTCAAGCATTAAAATGATTTTTGCAGTGATCCTTATCACAGGTATAGCCGGTGCGGGTATGTATGTGATGAAATTGAGATCAGACAATGCGATTTTGAAAGCAAATCAACTCAAACTTGAAACAGCGGTTGCAGAACAGAACAAAGTGTTAGAGCAACAGAAAAAAGACTTCACAGCAATAATGGAAAGTAATAAAAAACTTAATGTATTGATCAACACATTTAAGAAAGATTTACGAGACCTAGACAAAAGATTCACAAAGAAAAACAGAGACATTGGTAAACTGGCAATCGAAAGAACCGAATCAATTGAACGTATTGTTAACGGTGGCGGTAAAAATGCGGCTAGATGTATAGAGTTGGCATCAGGTGCCGAACACACGGAAGAAGAATTAAAAGCAACTTTGAAATCAGAAATTAACCCAGAGTGCCCGGCACTAGCAAATCCAAATTATGTACCATTCCAATAAAGATAAAACTTATAGACTAGCATGGATAGTGGCAGTACCACTGATGATTTGTATGTTACTATCAGGATGTAGTATAGGTGGTGAAAAGAAGATCAAGATATTCTCTGTTGAGAAGCCAAGGGAGAAATTGAACTACGAGATGCCAACTCCGTTGCAGATGGAAGAGATTTACTGGCACATTATCACTAGTGAAAACGCAGAAGAAGTATTCAAGAAACTAGAGGACGCAGGCATAGACCCCGTGCTGTTCGGAATCACAGACAAGGACTTCCAGGTACTTGCTAGAAACTTCGCACAGATCAGACAGAAACTGCAGGAAACCAATAACCTGCTTGAGGAATACAAAAAATACTACGAAGATTCTGGTAATACTCAATAAATACTACTATTATGAAGATCAGTGATAGCACATCAATTTCAATGCCGATGCGGAATCTGTTGTCCATCGTGGCCGCAGTTGCCGTTGGAGTTTGGGCATACTTTGGAGTAATAGAAAGACTCAACAAGTTAGAAACAAATACAGTGTTGATTGAGAAAGACATGAGTGCTGAGGATGAAAGACTACACAACGAAGTCAAACAGAACACTGAATTCAGAATCAAATATCCAAGAGGTGAGTTAGGTCAAAGTTCGCAGGACATTGAACAATTCATGTTGATCGAGGATCTTTATAAAACAGTAGACAGGATGCAAAAGCATTTAGACGACATGGCAAACAATAAAGTGAACATCGAGTTCCTTAAAGAGCAAATGGAAAAGGCACAAAGAAACATAGAAAAGTTGAAAGATGCTGACAGAGAAATTGTTTACAAGAACGGGAATGGAACGCACTAATGATAGAATCAGTTGTAGCCTTGTTAATGTTTGTTAATGGTGAGATAAAAGAACACCGAATACAAGACAACATGGCAAAGTGCCTACGTGGCAAAAGACAAGCAGAAAGACAGTACAGCGAAAGTGTAAAATATCAGTGTTGGAAAGGTCAAGCAGAAACTGAGATTTACATGGGCGAGAAATCGATTAAAGCAATAATATTGAAATAATAAATAGGGGTATAAACATGGAACTAATTTTAACACTTGCAATGAAATTTTGGCAATGGACGATATTAATCGCTGTTGTAATAATTGCGGCACTTATAAATTTGTTAGATAAAAAGAAAAAAAGCAATTTAACTTTTCACGCTGACGAAATGCCAGAACTTAAACCTGTACCAATTAAAACAAAAGGCAAAGGTTTCTGGAAAGGTATAGTGATGTGGTTACTTTCAACAAGAAATTGGGAAATAACAAAAGATTGGAAGTACAGAATAGATGGCAATGAATATATCATACCAGCAGGTTTTGTATTTGATGGCGCAAGTATACCAAAATTTTTAAGAACTTTCTTCTCACCAGTAGGTGTATTATTAATGGGTGGTTTAGTACACGACTATGCTTACAAATATGCTTGTTTA